TACATCAGGCACAGGCTTCGCAGTGGCGTATGATGGGTACTTTTCAGTGACCAGAAGCGGTACAGTTGCATACTTTAACAGGAACACCACAGACGGCGGCATAGCAGAGTTCCGCAAAGACGGCGTATCTGTAGGTAGTATTGGGACTGCTGGTGGTGACTTGACTGTTAGCTCAAGTGGCGGCGAAGCCATGCGCCTCGACAGCAGCGGTAACTTGCTGGTGGGTAAGAATGCTTTTGATGCCTCCACGACAGGAAGCATATTATCAAACAGTGGCGAGCTATGGGTGACACGCAGTGGGGCCACTCCAGCTTACATTCGTCGCCTGTCCACCGATGGCACGCTTTTGCAATTCAACAAAGACGGCACCACTGTGGGGAGTATTGGGACTTCTGGTGGTGACTTAGACATCGGCACTGGTGATACTGCTATTCGTTTCAACGATGGGATTGACAGTATTTTCCCTGTAGCTTCCGTTGGCGGGAGTGGTCGGGATAACGCAGTTGACCTTGGGTTCTCAGGCGCACGCTTCAAAGACCTCTACCTGTCTGGCGGTGTATACCTCGGCGGCACTGGGGCGGCTAATAAGCTGGATGACTATGAGGAGGGGACTTGGACGCCTACTGCTGTGGGAGGTGCTTCTGGCTTTACTGTGCAGAACGCTAACTACACAAAAATAGGCAACCATGTAACCGTGTGGTTTTGGATAAGCGCTCTTACTGGAACAAATGCCACTGGTCTTATTATAGGGGGGCTACCTTATGCTAGTTCTGCTAATGATTATGGCTATATAGGTAACGTTTTAGCCTACGGAAGCTCCAACACTTCGACTGCAGATTCAACTTACATAGGCCAAGCTGCTACTACTTTTTACATGACCAATGCAACGCTAACAGGTAATGGTCCTATTAGTGGAAGAAGTGGCAATTCCTTTGGGTCAAGTGCATCTATCCAAGGCACGATTAGTTACCGCACCAACGCATAACCACCCCTGTTGGATTACAGGGTAGTCAGGTGGCAACAACGCCACGATAAACTAAGGAGGCCAACATGGCACTTACAGAAGAAACCATCCAAGACAAGATCGAGATCGTAGGCGACTACAAGCACATCCAAGTACGTACAGCCACGGTCATCAAGCGTGACGATGTAGAGATCAGCCGCAGCTTCTCACGCCATGTAGTAGCACCAGATGCTGACATCACTGGCGAAAGCGCAGAGGTACAGGCTATCTGTGCTGCGGTACACACACAGGCTGTCAAGGATGCTTACGCTGCACACCTAGCTTCACAATCAGAGGGCATGGAATAATGGCTATTGAATACACTTGGACTATCGCTAACTGCGAACACGACATCGCAACTGGCGGCATTAACGTAGTCCACTGGCGCTGCACAGGTGTCGATGGAGACCACACAGCGTCATCATACGGCACTGTAGGTTTAACCCCTGACCCATCTGAGTCTGACTTCACAGCTTACGCTGACGTAACGGAAGCTATGGCGCAGACTTGGGTCTGGGAGAATGTATCACAGGATGATACAGAAGCGGCCATTGCTGCAAAGATTGACAAACTACAAAACCCTACCGAAGCCTCTGGAAATCCTTGGGCATAAACTGAAAGGAGATCGCTATGACTGAAGACAAAAAGGTTATTACGATTGACGACATTGAGTACACTGAAGACCAACTGTCTGATGCGGCGAAGGTTTGCATCAACCACATTAACTCTCTGGATCAGAAGATTGGTTCGGCCAACTTCAACCTGACGCAGCTACAGGGGGGTCGTGAGTTCTTCATGGCACGACTGAAAGAAGCACTGGCTGAAGTTGAAGCTGAGTAGCAAATAAGGCAACGGGGCGGTTTATTCCGCCCTGTTGTCGCTTTACCTTTTTTTGTGCTATAGTCGCGGCAACCTAACGCCTTGAGGTCTTGATGACACTTATTCCGCTCGACATTCCCGCTGGCGTTTACCGCAACGGCACAGACCTACAATCACAAGGCCGCTGGCGCGATGCCAACCTTGTGCGTTGGATTGATGGCACAATGCGGCCTCTGGGCGGCTGGCGTGAGCGGTCTGCAAACGCTGCTGCTGCTAAAGTACGCGGTATGCTTTCGTGGTCTGACAATAGCGATGACCGCTGGATTGCTGGCGGCACTTACAACAAACTTTACATCTGGGGGCAGACAGGCATTCGGCATGATATTACCCCGGCTGGATTTACAGCGGGCAGGCAGGATGCATTAGCGTTTACGGGTTACGGCGGCAGCTTCTACGGAAGCTATGGCTACGGTGTTGCTCGGCCTGACACAGTTCGCATTCAGCCCGCTACATCTTGGTCACTAGACACTTGGGGTGAAAATCTCGTGGGCTGTACGGAAGATGATGGCAAGATTTACGAGTGGGCATTGGCAACTGGCACACCTGCCGCTGTCATAACCAACGCACCCACATCCAATAGGTCACTTGTCGTAACTGCTGAACGCTTCCTGTTTGCGCTTGGTGCTGGCGGCAATCCACGTTTGGTCCAATGGTCTGACCGTGAAGACAACACAACGTGGACACCAGCGGCAACCAACGAAGCTGGTGATCTTGAGCTAGAAACCAGCGGTCAGGTAATGAAGGGCGTTCGTGTCCGTGGCCAGACGCTAATCCTGACCAGCACAGACGCACACGCAGCAAACTACATTGGTCCACCCTACGTTTACGGTATTGAGCGTGTTGGTGCGTCGTGTGGTCTAATCGCAAACGAGGCTGTGGCTGTTGTTGATGCAGGTGCATTCTGGATGGGCGCACACGCGTTCTACGCTTACACTGGCGGCGCTGTGCAAGAAATTGAGTCAGACGTATCAGACTACGTGTTTAACGACGTGAACAGAGCGCAAATCAGCAAAGCGTTTGCCGTGACAAACAGCAACTTTGGTGAAATCTTTTGGTTCTACCCGTCAGGCAGCGCAACGGAAAATGACCGCTACGCAGCCTACAACTACATTGAAAACACTTGGTACACTGGCGATCTAGCAAGAACTGCTGGCGTTGACCGTGGTGCCTTCCGCCAGCCTCTTTGGGCCAGCGCGGATGACTTTAAAATTTATGAGCATGAAATTGGCTTTAACTACGACAACCTTACGCCGTTTGCGGAAAGTGGACCAATCATGCTTGGGTCTGGCAATGTGGTGGCATCTGTTGTTGAGATGATACCAGACGAGAAAACGCAAGGTGACGTAAGTGTTACCTTTAAGACGCGGTTCTACCCCAATGGCACCGAGCGTGATTACGGGCCATTTGATATGTCATTGCCAACGTCTATGCGATTTACCGGGCGACAGGTTCGTTTGCGTATTGACGGCAAAACGCTTGGCGATTGGCGCGTAGGCATTAACAGACTTGACGTTGTTGCTGGTGGTCGTAGATGACGCAGCAGAACCGCGCACCTGAACCATACGGCGATGACTGGAAAACTTGGGGCCGTCGTATGATGCAGCACCTCAGTCAGGTGCGGTCAGCCTTGGTTCAGCAAACTGGCGGGGAAAGCGCGGCAGACGATGGCACGCTAATGTGGGATCGCGGTAACAAGTGGCCTGTAGTTTCAAGGTCTGGCGTCTGGCGTCAGATTGTTATGGCGAACGGCGTGGCTCACCTTAAAATCACATCTGACCAAACAGCAGCGTCGACCAATACAGCCTACCCGCTGACGTTTTCAATTGTTTCGGGCAGTGTCGGTGTGACATTAGGCACTCCAGCGTCCCGTATTGTTTTCACTGAGGGTGGCGCGTACACACTGAGCTTTACGGCTCAGACGCATTCATCGTCTGGCTCTACAGTCAACTTTTGGTTCTGGCCAAAATTGAACGGAGTAGACATTGCTGACAGCGCAATGCAAAACACGCTGCACCAAAACAACGCGACAATGATTATATCACGCACGCAAATCTTCAACGTAAATGCTGGGGATTACCTTGAAGCGTATTGGGCCACAGACAGTACGCAGGGCAGCTTGCAGCACCACGCGGCTAACGCATTTGCGCCAGCTACACCTGCGGCTACGCTGGCTATATCTAGGGTAAACGCATGAACGAGATTGATCGTTGTAAGCCTTGGATTGAAGCCGCACTTGAGTACAGCGGTGGTACGCATGATTTTAACGATATTGTTGAGGGATTGCATAAAGGTGTGTTACAGCTTTGGCCAACGCCAAGGGGGTGCATCGTTACAGAAATCGTGATATACCCGAAGAAATCGGTGTTAAACGTATTTCTGGGTGGCGGTGAGCTGGATCAAATTATGGATATGCACGAAGACGTGATAGACTGGGCTAAAGCACAAGGTTGCAGCGCTCTAACAATGTCTGGCCGTTTTGGCTGGAAGAAACCATTAAAGGCACACGGCTGGTCAGCCCAGCACGCCTCATACATTAAGGAGTTCGAGTAATGTCAGGCGGAAAAGGCGGCTCAAGCACAAGCGAAGTCACAATCCCGGAATACATTGAGGCTGCCGCACAGCGCAACCTTAACAAAGCTGAAGGCATTTCACAGATTGGCTACACGCCATACTACGGGCCTGACGTTGCAGCGTTTACGCCAATGCAGCAGGCAGCATTCCAGAACACAGCAGACACTGCTGGCGCATTTGGCATGGCAGCACCAACAAGCCAGCAAGACATTATGGGCGGCATGGCAGCTCCAACTGAGTACGCTGGCGGCGTTCGCGGTTACTCATCTGCGCCTATGTACGAGGAATCACTTGCCGAGCTTGGCAGGCAGCGTCCCGGTCAGAAGGAATACATCGACAGCTTCTTTATTAATCCACGGACAGGTGCTGCCGGACCAAATATGCAGCCAATGGTTGATTACACGCAGTATGGAACAATGGCACAGGATGCGCGTGACACAGGCGCAGCAAACCGAGCAAATGATTTGGCAATTGCGCAGGCGCAGGCTGGCGCAGGCCCGCAAAGCGTTTACAATTTTACACCTCAGACAGATGTGGTTGTCGGCGGGACCAATGTAGGTGTTGGAGGTACAACTGTCGGCGGGACCAATGTGGGTGTTGGTGGCCAAAGCACTCAATACTACAATCCAGATATAAATTATGAAGGCGCTACCACGTCACCCTCAACAAACGAAACGGTAGGAGTTTTGCAGCCAAATTCTGATGCTGTTGACGCGATGGCAAATGAGTATGGTATCGACCCTAACTTTTACAATGACCCAAGCAATCCGATCTACTCCTCATCTGACTTTCCGCTAGGAAGCTCCTTGAGCGGCACGGACTATACTAATTACTCAAGTGTTGAAAACACTGACAGCAACACTGCAAGTAATGATTTTGGATCGACGGTGCAAACGGGCTACGATGTGGGTCAGGTAGACCCCGCCTTGGCGGCAGCCGCTGGCTACACTGCGCCAGAGACATCTGAAGGATACACTGGTATCGCTGACATGCTTAATGGTGGCGGTCCCAACAATAGCGGCGATACATACTCAGGTGGCGGCGTAATTTCTGACCTCGGCAACTCAGTTGCTACGTCCACTGACCTTCCCGGAAACGTAATTAGCCGCGCGCTAAACGTCGGAGCAGGCAAGAAGGATGAATCAAGTGATAGCGGTTATGCGGGCAGCTCCGACGACGGCTGTGTAGTTGCAACCCACGCAGTTGAAAGCGGCGCATTTACCCCAAGCATGAAGCGCGAAGCCGTTGTTTGGTGCATGAACGTGCTGCACGGAAAATGGTGGGGCGAGGCAATTCGCCGTGGGTATCGTCACTGCGGCAACAAGAAGATTGCTAAAGGCAAAGCTCGTGAGCATTACAGCGAGTTCCGTCGCTACATTGCATTCGCTCGCGGCAAGGACCGCACGCTTCGTGGTGCGATTACATTCACAATTCGGACGGCGCAGTTCTTTGCTGTCGGCCTAGTAAAGAGGGACGCATAAGATGGCGGGTTCACCAACAGGCGGTTTCAACGTCAATCAAGCTGCTGCTAGTGGCCTTCAGCAAGCCATGCTAGGCACTGCGGCGGGAATGACTTATCAGCCTCAGTCAGTTCAGCCAACAGGCTACCAAGCGCAAACTGCGCAAGCTACTGGATACCGCCCAAGCGCAATGCAAAGCCAAGGCTATCAGGCTACTGGGCCTCAAGCGACAGGCTTTCAAGCGGCTGGTGTTGGTTCTCAAGGGTATAATGCTGCCGGAACAGGCTCTACTGGCTACGGCGCATCGACCATTGGTCAATCGCCAACGGTATCCGCGCAAAACGTGCAGGCTGGTCAGCTTGCTGGCTCAAACCTTGGCGCATACACAAACCCGTATGAAAGCCAAGTTGTTCAGCAAACGCTGACAGATTTAAAGGGTGCGCAGGAAAAAGAACTAAACCAAATGGGAGCGCAGGCAAGCGCTGCTGGCGCGTTTGGCGGTTCACGTCAGGGCATTGCCGAAGCTGAAACCCGCAAAGGGTACGCAGACAAAGCGGCCCAAGCTGTTTCAGGCTTACGTCAGGCTGGCTTTACTCAGGCGCAGCAAATGGCGCAGCAGGACATTGGCACAGCTCAACAAGCTGCGTTGGCCAACCAGCAAGCAAACTTGCAGGCAGGCACAACCAGCGCTGGCTTCGGTCAACAATCAAACCTGTCAAACCAAGCAGCATTAAACGCAGCTTCACAGTTCGGAGCGGGAGCAGCAAATCAGGCTGCGGCGCAAACGGCGGCGGCTCAAAATGCGGCTTCACAGTTTGGTGCAGGAGCATCAAACCAAGCAGGGATGCAGCAGTCAGCTCAACAGCAGGCAGCGGCTCAGTTTGGTGCAGGAGCGCAAAATGTTGCTTCACAGCAAGCGGCGGCAGCACAAACCGCAGCCTCACAGTTTGGTGCAGGCGCAGCAAATCAAGCAGCGGCAACAAACATGGGTGCGCAAAACGCAGCGGCTCAGTTTGGTGCAGGCGCGCAAAACCAAATGGCGCTGTCAAACATGGGCGCGCTCAATCAAGCGGGTCAGTATAACGCTGGAAACGCAATGATGGCGCAGCAGCTTAACCAGTCAGCAGGTTTGCAGGGCAATCAGGCGCGTCTTGGCGCGGCAGGCCAGCTTGGCGGGCTTGGCAATCAAGCGTTCAACACGGGCCAAACTATCCAACAGAACCAATTGCAGCAGGGTCTTATGCAGCAGGGCTTGCAGCAGGCACTCATCGACGCAGCACGCGGCCAATACGCAGGCTACACAGGCGCACCAAGCGCAGCACTGTCAGCACCATTGGCTGCACTTGGCGTTACGCCAGTGCCACAGTCAACTACGTCTAGCAGCCAGCCGGGTCTATTCGATTATCTTAGCTTGGGTATTGGAATGTCTGACGTGCGCCTCAAGGACAACATTGTGCCAGCGGGTGAGCTTAACGGCGTTAAGTTTTACAACTGGGATTGGAATGATGAGGGCAAGCGTATCGCAAACCCTGACCAGCCTACTTTCGGCGTTATCGCAGATGAGTTACAAGAAACGCATCCGCACCTAGTTCAACGTGGCAAAGATGGCTATTTGCGGGTAAACTACACTGGACTCACTAAAGAGCTAGAGGCAGCTTAATGAACTGGAATCCATCATGGGCTAACGCGATTGCTTCGATTGAGAGCCAAGGCAGCGGCGGCTATAATGCCGTCGGGCCTGTCACTCAAAAGGGCAACCGAGCCTACGGCAAATATCAAGTGATGGATTTCAACATTCCAAGCTGGACTAAAAAACATCTTGGTCAAGAGCTGACACCAGATCAATTCTTGCGAAGCCCTGAAGCACAGGATGCTGTGTTTAAAGGTGAGTTTGGCTCAAGCGTTGCTAAATACGGCAATCCGCAGGACGCAGCGTCGGTCTGGTTTACGGGTCGTCCAGCGTCTGAAGGCGCTAACAGATCAGACATGCTTGGAACCACAGGTTCGAAGTATGTTAATAAATTCAACAATGCCCTTGGCACTGGGGCTACACCTACGGGGGGCCAGCAAATGATGCAGCCAGATCAAAAACCAAAAGGCATCCTTTCGGGCTTATTCGGAGACAAAGATAAGCGCGCTCGTTTAGCAATGGCGCTGCAAGGCATGACGCACAACCCGAACCAAGGGATGATGGCTGCATTGCAGGGTGGCATTGAGCAGCGTCGTGAGGATAAACAGCGCAATGCCACTGGGAAGTGGCTTTCGGACAATGGTTTTAAGGAGATTGGCGCTGGCGTACTTAGCGGTGCGATTACTGGTTCTGCTGGTCTGCAAATGTCTCAGAAGGCTGGGAACACAAAAGACACAGCCCTAATCCGAAATGCACTAGCCGCTGGTTACAAGCCGGGTACGCCAGAGTATCAAAGATTTATTGCAAGTGGTGGTGACATCTTTAGCCAAGAGGCTGCAATTCGCGCCAACCTGCCCAAGCCTGAGTCTGGAATGGCGTATGAGTTTGAGAAAGATGAGCGTGGCAACATTGTGGGTTACAAGCTTGTGCCTATAGAGGGCGGCAAAATCGACAGGAGCGCGCAGAAAACTAAAGAGGGCGAAGCCACTGTTGTGACAACAGCAGGTCTGGTTTTGGGCAACATTAACTCGATACAGGACATGCTCAAGAACTCAAAGCTTCCTATTGCCGGTCTGACTGGAAACATGTTGCAAAAGGTTCCCGGCACAAGCGCTTACGACGTTAGTGCGTTGGCTGATACTATTAAAGCAAATATTGGCTTTGATAGATTACAGAGAATGCGCATGGAAAGCCCTACAGGTGGGGCATTGGGTAACGTTTCAAATCAGGAACTTACATCCCTTCAGGCAACTTTGGGCAATTTGAATCAGGCACAGTCACAGAAACAATTTGCAGATCAGTTGCAGGGCATTGAAGCGCAATACTTAGCTATACTTAACAAGTTCAACGAGTATCCAGAAGACGTAAGGGCGAAGGTCGGCTACACCAGAACCAAGATTTCAGAGGCTTCCACTGGAAGTACTCAAGAAATCGAGGCGGAAGACGGTGTTTACACCATCAAGCAAAAGCCATGAGGTAAACACATGCCAACATTTGAAATAACCGCGCCAAACGGCAAAACTTATGAAGTAACGGGTAATAGTGCTGAAGGTGCTTATGCCGCGTTGCGCAAGAGCCTTGCTGGCAATCAGCCCGCTGACGAAATCGACACAGTTGGCGAATACGCAGAAGATATTGGAAAAGCAGCCGCGTCAGGAGCTGGCCGTGGCTTGCTTGGAACCCTTGAGCTACCTGAAATGGCTGGTCGCGCAATACTTCGCGGCGGCCAAGAGGCATTGCAATATCTTGGGGCAGATGTTGGTGAGGATTTGCCAGTACTTGACACCGCCACAGGTAGAGTCTTGCGTTCGGGTGTTGAGGCTTTGGGGCTTGACGATGAGCTTGATTATAAGGGCAAAACCCGCGCTGGTAAGTTTGCTGGCACTATTAGCGAATTTGCTGGCGGTGGCGGTGCCGTAGGTGGAGTAGGTAAGCTGGTAAAAGGCGGGGCCAAACTTGCTGGCGCTTCAGGTGGTCGAGCAGGTAAGGTTGGTGAAGCTCTAGACAGAGCTGGCCTTTCAGGTCAGGCGCAATCTGCTGCGGTGGTATCTGGTGCTGGCAGTGAAGCGGCTGGGCAATTAGCTGAGGCTGCTGGTGCTGGAGCTGGCCTTGAGACGACTGCTAGGGTTGCGGGTGCTTTCCTCTCGCCGGTAGCGGCAATCAACGCCGTGAATACAGGCAACAAAACACTAAATGCAGTGAGGAGCCGAAACGCTCACGCACCAACAGTTCAGAGCCTGAAATCAGAAAAAAATTACGCCTATGACCAAGTTAAGAAGTCAGGCCAGAGCTTCGACGCAAATGAAACTCAGGACATGATTAACAAGGCCGTTCGCAGCGCCTTTGATCAAGGTGCTTACGCGGCAACAGACGACGCCACAATGGCAGCGGTTAATTTGCTGGAGGGCTTAGGAGGGCAAAGCGTAACTCTTGCGCAGTATGACAAAGTGGTTCGCAAGCTTAGTAAGATTTACAACGGCGCAAAAGACCAGCCAGAAATATTGACCATGATAAAGTCACTGGATGATAGCCTTGCATCTAAAGCTGGAAGCGACAATCTGGTCAAAGCGGCGCGAGCAGCAAACTCAAAGTATGCAAAGGCTATGCTTCTCGAAAAAGAGTTTGGGAAAACAAGGAGGAAAGTCTCCTCTGGTGCGTCTGTTGATGTTGTATCGAAGTACAAGTCATCCATATCAAAGATACTAGAAAACCCAAACAAGATTAAATTCTTCAGCCCAGATGAGGTCTCCGCAATGGAGAGCATTGTCAGGGGTAGCGTTCCCCAGCGTGTTATGAATGTTGCGGGTAAGCTTGCGCCAAATGGAAATGGCCTGATGACATACCTCAACATTGCCACGGCCTATATCAACCCCGCGTTTCTTGGTCTGACGGCCGTGTCTGGCGTGTCTCGCAAGCTTTCTCAGTCCAAGATCACAAAGGCGACTAAGCAGCTTCAGGATTTGGTTGTTGCAGGTGGCGCGCCAAAAGAACTAATCGACAAGACTTTTGTAAACAGCCTGCTAATGCCCTCAATTGGGGTTTCTAATGAGCTAATCGAGGACCAGCAATAATGGAACTTAAACCCAAATCAGATAGCGAAGTTGAAAGCATTGTCCAAGACGCAATCTCCGACGCTGTAGACTTCATTGAAGGCGAAATTAGCCATGACCGCATTAAGGCGCAACGCTATTATGATGGCGAGGTTGACCTTGGCCATGAGGATGGACGCAGCAAAGTTGTAGCCACAAAGGTACGGGATACCGTACGTGCAGTGAAGCCAAGTTTAATGCGTATTTTCCTCAGCACAGCCAAACCTGTTGAGTACACGCCAAACGGTCCAGAAGATGTGGCAATGGCGGAGCAGGCCACTGAGTTTATGCACCATGAGTTTACCCGCCTAAACGGGTATCGCGTGATGAATGACGCCTTTCAAGACGCCCTTGTTAAAAAACAAGGGATCGTGAAAGCCTACTGGATGACGTACCCAGAGGCTGAGATTTACACGTTCACAGACCTGTCAGACGATGAGTACACGTATCTTGTTGATGACGATGATGTGACCGTGATTGAGCATACAGTTGTATATACGGCTGAAATTGACGAAATGGGCATGGAAGTTGAAATGCCTGTCCACAGCACAAAGATTAGCCGCCAAAAGGAAAAGGGTGAGCTTTGCATTGAAAGCGTGCCGCCAGAAGAGTTTTTCATTAACCGTGATGCTCGAAGCCTTGCCGACGCCTACGTTGTAGCTCATCGCACAGACATGCGTGCTGGCGATTTGATTGCTATGGGCTACGACCCAGAGGTTGTCATAAACTTGGACAACTTTGAGGAAGGGTCTGACATTACGCAGGCCGAGGTGTTCGAGCGCCAAGGCTACGGAGCGGATACATCAGACGAGGATGAGCAAGACCCGTCTATGCGTAATGTTGCCGTGACAGAAGCTTATATGCGAATTGACGTAGACGGCACTGGCATTCCTGTTTTGCACAAGATTACTTGCGGCGGCACAGCATACGAAATGCTTGATTTTGAGCCATGCGATGAGCTGCCATTTGCCAAGTTTGAGATCGACCCAGAGCCACACGCATTCTACGGTCAATCGCTTGCTGAAATTGTCATGGACGATCAGGACGCAGCTACGTCTGTGCTGCGCTCAATCCTCGACAATGTGGCAATGACAAACAATCCTCGCCTGGGCATTGTTGAGGGCGCAGTCAATATTGACGATGTGCTAAACAACGAAATCGGCGCAATCGTTCGCATGCGTCAGCCCGGCTCAGTGCAGGAGCTGTCAGTGCCATTTACTGCCGGCCAGACACTTGGTGCGCTGACTTATCTTGATGGCTTGGTGGAGACCAAAACAGGCGTTTCCAGAGCCTCTATGGGCCTTGACCCAGATGCGATGCAGTCAACAACCAAAGCAGCCGTACAGGCCACTGTACAGTCTGCTGCGGGCCAAGTTGAGGTTATGGTTCGTAACCTTGCAGACGGTATGCGTGACCTATTTGGCATTATGCTTCGCCTTTACAGCAAGAACGTAGACGAAGAGCAAATGATGCGAATGAACGGCTCATTTGTGCCAGTTGACCCGCGCGTCTGGAATACGTCAATGGACGTATCAATCAACGTCGGCCTCGGCACTGGCCGTGAAGAAGAGAAGATGATGGCTCTAAACCAAGCGCTGCAAATGCAGACTATGGTTTACCAGACATACGGCCCGCAGAATGGTTTGGTCAGCATGACCAACATTCGCAACACATTGGCCGATCAACTAGCTGTCGCTGGCATACGCAATGCTGACCGCTACTTTGCACCAATTACGCCAGAGATTGAAATGCAGATGTTGCAGATGCAGCAACAGGCTCAGGAAGCCCAAGGTCAGGCAGCCGATCCAAATGCAGCGTTCTTGCAGGCTGAGCAAATCAAGGCGCAAGCCAAGATGCAGTCTGACATGGCTAAGTTGCAGCTTGAGGCGCAAAAAGCTTCTGCTGAGGACGACTTGAAGCGTGACCAGATGGCGCAAGACTTGCTGGTGGATGCAGCAAAGGTTTACGGCGAATACGGCACTGCCGTTGATGTAGCCCGTGTGCAGGCCGAGCAGGATAAAGTCCGCATGATTGGCGGAATGGCTCAAGGGATGCCACAGCAATGACAACAGAAATACGCATAAAAGCAGACGAAGCGCGGCGGCTAAAGGCTGACACCGCGTTTCTGTCGTTTGTGCAAGACGTTCGTGATGACCAGATAAAGGTTTTCACAGACAGCGTTGCCTCTGACGTAGAGGCACGCGAAGCGGCGCACGGGATAATCTGTGCGCTAAACCTGATCGAAATGAAACTCGACGCCGCTACGACGGCAGAGACATTTTTAGATCGCAAGCAAAGGAAGTAGCACCGTGGAAGCGACTACCCTAGAACAAGCGGCTGAGAGCCTGCTATCGACCTCCGAAGCACCTGAAGCATCGGATAATCTGAGTGACGCTGTTGACTTGATTACTGAGCCTGAAGACGACGGTCCAAGTGACGAGATTGAAGCATCAGAAGAGTATTCAGATGACGTTGAGGCGTCCGACGATTACGATGACGACCAAATTGACGATGAAGACTCAGTAGAAGTTGAAGACGCTCAACCCAACCTCATCCCCGTTAAAGTTGACGGCAAAGATGAACACTGGACACTTGAGCAGCTAAAACAATCTGCTGCGGGTCAAGCGGCAATCAGCAAGCGGTTTCAAGAAGCTGCGGAGGCGCGAAAGCAAATTCAACAGCAGGCCGCCGAGCTGCAACAACGGCAACAGCAAGTCTTGCAGTTGTACCAGCAAGCGCAAAATGGCGTTACTGCCCCAATCCCACCGTCCCGAGAGCTATTTGAAAGTGACCCAATCGGGTACATGGAAGAAAAGCTCAAATATGACGAGGCTAAGGCGGGTCACGACCAGCAAATGTACCAAGTTCAACAAATGCAGCAACAGCAATCACAGCAGCAACAGCAAGCGCACACGTCGTATCTGCAAGAGCAAGCTGAGATTTTGAAGCAGCACATACCTGAAATTGCCGACCCGGAACGGGGTGAGCAGTTGAAGGGTGATTTGATGCAAGTGGGTATGGACTACGGCTTTACCGCCGAGGAAATGGCCAACGTGTCAGACGCACGTTATGTGCGGGCATTGAACGACGCTCGTAAGTACCGGGCATTGGTAGCAAAGCGCGGAAAGACACAGCAGAAAGGCCAAAACGCCCGACCTGTTGTTAAAGCTGGTGCAAAGAAAACTGCGGACAGCAAAGCCAACACTCGCAAAAAAGCGCAACAGCGCTTGCAGAAATCAGGCTCAATCAATGACGCATTGAGCTTGATGCTTAACTCCTAAGTCTTTGAAAGGACTAAACAAATGGCACAGCCAGCAAATACATTCGATACATACGATGCCGTAGGCATTCGTGAAGACCTAAGTGACATGATCTACAATGTAGACCCAAGTGATACTCCGTTTTACTCAAAGTCGAGCAAAACCAAAGCAAAGAACACTCTCGTTGAGTGGCAAACTCAGGCATTGCGCGCTTCCGCCGTAAATGCTCACATTGAAGGCGACGCAACAGCCGCCGATGCAGTTACCCCAACTGTACGTCTTGGCGCACGCACACAGATTTTCAAAAATGCTGTGGTTGTGTCCGATACGGATGAAGCGGTGGACAATGCAGGTCGTGCCAAGGAATTGGCCTACCAAACACTGCTTATCGCAAAAGAGCAGAAGCTTGACATTGAAAGAGCTTTGTTCGCAAACCAAGGCAACGTAGTTGGCTCAAATGTTGCTGCTCGTAAAACTGGTGGCGTACCATCATGGTTGATTACTAACGTAAACTTCCAGTCTGGTAACGCCGGCGCGAACCCAACCGGCGACGGCACAGACGCTCGTACAGACGACGGCACACCAACTGCATTCTCGCAGGACAAGTTTGACGACGTTATGCAGTCAATCTGGGAAGAAGGCGGAAAGCCGGATACAGTGTACTTGTCTGCATTCCAAATGAATGTAGCTCTGGGCTTCACTGGTAACAACAATCAGCGTTCTTCCGTACAGGCTGGCGATGAGACTGTTGTAAAATCTCTTGCGGTGTATGTCACTCCGTGGGGTACTGTCGAATTTCACCCCTCAAGGGAGAACCGTTCACGCGACGTGTTTATTTTGCAGGACAACATGTGGGAATGCGCAGTATTGCGTGGAACCAAGAATGTTGCACTTGCGAAAAATGGCGACAACACTACTCGTCAGGTCACAACCGAATTGGCTCTTTGCTCCAAGAACGAAAAAGCAAACGGCGCAATTTACGACAACACAACTTCGTAATACATTAAATAGAGGGGCGACAAGCCGCCCCTCTAACTTCATCAAAGGAAACGACATGAAAAAAGTTTTAGTTGTGGGTTTTAAAGTACACACGTCTATCGGTAAGCTGGTGCAGGGTGACACGGCAGAGCTTCCCAATGCAGAGGTTCAGACCTTGATGCGCGTCCGTCCAGATGCACTGAAGGTGCTAGGGGACGTTAAGCCAGCTCCGGCTCCCGCACCCACTAAGCGTGCCAAGAGCAAATAAGACATGGCAAAGATTTCAGAAAAGATTAGCTTTGAGCATGACCACATGGTCATCAAGCAGCGCCACGACGTAAGTCAAGCGCTAAAAGACGCGCGGATGGCCAGAGACGCTGGCATAGGCATGTCTGGTGAGAACCGAATCGTTGGCTTCTTGGAGCCAGCCATAATTGGTGCTTGGCTGAAAGAGGCAGGCGTGGCGTGGTCTGATACACAAGCCGCTAAAGAGGTTGTCCAGAAAAAGATAATTTCTGGAGAGTTTGACAAGTTCCGCGTTTGGGAAGGGACTTACTGATGGAGGTGGATGCGCTATGGAATATTTTGCTGACCACAATAATCGGGTTCATGGCTTGGTGGCTGAAGGCGCAGCATGACGAAACGAAGCGAGTCCAAATATTGCTTAATCGCACCCGCGAAGAATACATGACAAAATCAGACAGCAATGCTCAGATGGACCGCGTAATGTCACGCCTTGACGGTCTGGACGCAAAAATTGATCGTATACTGGAGCGCAAATGATACGCGTGTTGCCCGTCATGATTCTTGCAGGCTGCACAACGGTCAATCAGCCGATACTGTATCCGTCAATCTGTATGGGCGAGGCGACTTGCGAGGCTAGAAAAAATGCAAAAACGCTTGCTGAAATGGGTTTTACTGACGCCGGGCTTGTTGTGCTGTGTGCTGATACTCAGATCAGAGACGTTTTGGAGGTGGAATGCGAGTCAAGCACGCTATCCTATTTTTAGTCTTATTAACGTCTCCATGCGCTGCCCAAGACGTTAATGGCGACCTGAACACCAACATTGGTGCGGGTTCCAACGTGGACAGCAATAATACCAGCGACACTAACAGCGTCGTCAACAACGGCGGTCAGGGCGTCATGGGAAATCCTGTACCCACTGCGATGGCACCAACGATGATGGGTGGCGGTGGAAACGACTCTTGTTTGATACCCACATCACGCGGCTTTCAAGTATCACTATTTGGCATAGCTGAAGGTAGCATGACGCAAGACCTTGAATGTGGCAGGCGCAAGGACGCCAGATTGCTTGGCGCTCCACAGGCTGTTGGCGGGCTAGGGCTTCAGGTCAGCGGCATTAGCATCATGTGCAGCAACCCGCGTGTGTTCAAGGCAATGGCTTTAGCCAACACACCCTGCCCAGTAAATGACATTGGTTCTGGTCGTCTTCTTATTGGCAGGCAGGCCTTCGAAAAGTATCGTTCAAACGCGTCAATTTTTGTGGTAGGGTACGCGCAAGATAGGGCTTTTTGGGACGCCATATTGATGATTGGAAAGGAATTGCCCGATGTTGAAGCAAGCAATCGCAACCAGCCTAGTCTGTCTGACCGCTTCAGGCGCAATGGCGGACCAAACGATAACCGACCTGCAAACGACGGCAGACGCGGTGATGGATCAGGTGAGTCTCTCACGGACACTGGCAACGGGGGCTAGTTACTACGCGGCCCGTGGCGGTATTGCACCTGACGGCTCTGTGACTAGGGCGCAGTTAAGTGCCACGATGGCTAGCGCATACAACGCGGCCATCTCAAATGTTCAGAGTGCAACCTATTACAACACAGCTAACCTGCTGGAAGACAGTGCCGCCGTTTCGCTGGGTAACCTGTCAGTGGCAGTGGACAGTCTAGTTGCGGCAACCGTTACGTTCGCTGCGGTCAGTGCTGTTGCTGAAATGGCTGCGGAAGCGGACACCATTTCTGAGCGCCAAGATTTGCAGGCCACACTCAATACCTCTGACATGACCATTACAGACGCCGATGTGTCTGAGTACAACACCGCGCTGGCTGAAGTTGAGACCTATGCTCAAGAGGCCGCTGGGTTTCTGGCTGCATCACGAAACACTAACTTTACCAGCGTGACTGACACTTGGGCTAGGCGCAACAACGTGCGCGTGGATCAGAGAGCAAGTGCTACATACAACGCTGCGAACGACAGGCTAGTGATGTCGTTTGTGCGCAGCGGAGGCGGAAGGGTCTACTTGTCTACGGTTGAACTTTTGCAGGCTGACTTCCAAACAGTCGAAGATATTTACGAAGCAGGGATTGCATACGGTGGGTGATGCGGAAGTTAAAGTCGGCGGGTTTACGTTTAAGGGAGTATATCTCGCTGCTGCCCTTCCTTTGCTCGGCAGTCTTAGCGGCGGCATCTATTATGGCTATGATGTGGTTAATCGCTTTTGGGGCGTTGAGGACGCCGTTAATGAAGTCCTTGCCACCACCTCCCGTATCCAAGCACTGGAACAAACCATTGGTGACAACAACGTATCTGGACTAAACACGCAGCTAACCCAGATCGGTACGCAGATGATTAGCATCCTTGAGCAGCAGAAGACGCTGCTTGACCTGCGCAGTAAAGTCGAGCGTGCGGAGCTAATCACCGACGGTATCGACGCCAAAATAAAGCAACTTCAATCTGACATCGACAGTACATGGGATGCGATTGACGAGTTAGGAAAACCGCTATGAATGACTATGACTTGAACGGCAACGGTGTCTTGGACATTGATGAGCGTGAGCTGCTGATGCAAGACCGCCGAATGCGTATTGAGGACGACAACGCCCAGCGCGACCAATCCCGCAAGATGATTTGGTGGGTGCTTGCTGGCATGTTGGGTTATCCCTTTTTTGTCATTGGCGCTACCTTTATCGGCTTGACCGCTGCGGCTGACATCCTTGGCTCTATGGCCACGATCTACTTCCCAGCAACCAGCTTGATACTTGGTGCCTTCTTCGGTGCCAATGCGTACCAAGCCAAAAAGGATTGAGCTATGATTGGTGCAATTTTAAACAGCGTTGTCGGTCTGGCAACCAGCGTGATTGACGGCAAGACTGCTGTTAAGAAGGCTGAAGCTGAAACGAAAATGAAGATAGCTACAGGTGAAATTAGCTGGGAGCAATCAGCTATTGAGGCCAGCAAGGATAGCTGGAAGGATGAGGCGTGGACCGTGGCTTTCATCGCCATTGTAATTGGCAGTTTTATCCCCGGACTTCAACCCTACATGGCCGAGGGCTTTGCCAACCTAGAAAAAGCGCCGAGCTGGTTTCAGTGGGCAATGTATGCGAGTATCGCAGCCAGCTTTGGTATAAGAACCATGAAAGGGTTTAAAAAATGACTTACAAACTATCACAACGCAGCCTTGATAAGCTTGAGGGCGTAGACGCGAGCTTAGTCGCTGTCGTCCGGGCTGCCATTGGCATGACGAAAACTGACTTCGGCGTTATCTGCGGCCTCCGCACAATTGAGGAGCAGCGTGAGCTTGTGGCCAAGGGTGCCAGCAAGACAATGAACTCAAAGCATATCGGTGGCAACGCTGTTGATCTCATGGCGTATATCGGTTCGCGTGGGTCTTGGGAACTTAACCTGTACGATGACCTTGCCGACGCGATGAAAGAGGCCGCCATACAACTTGGCGTCCCGTTGCGCTGGGGGGCTTGCTGGCACATTGAGGACATCCGAGACTGGGATGGCACAATGGAAGAAGCCATGAACGCCTATGTTGACTTGCGTCGCTCACAGGGTCGTAGGCCGTTTATTGATGGACCACATTTTGAGTTGGTAATATAAGAAGTTGTGGCTGGGTGGCTCAATTTAATTATTGGGTGCTGTTGTTGGTCTTCACTCAGCCACACGATTTCCCAAAATGTATAAATCAACTAAACTAAGTTCTACGGGCATTGGTCGTGCTGGCGAGTTCCTTGCTGCGTCAAGGTTTGAAGCGGCTGGGCTGGAAACGGCCCACGTCGATGGTTCGTGCGACTTGCATGTGACGCTACCGTCCAAGCGTGTGCTGCGCGTTGAAGTGAAGTCGTCGATTGTGCCAACACTTTCTGGGTCATTCAAATTTAGCCGTGGCGGCTCAGATGCGGAGATTTTCGTGTTCGTCTGTATGCCGCTGAGTTTGATCCGCGTGTTTAGCGAGTATCAGTTAAAAGGCCACCAGACGACGACGCTTCGGCCTGCTGAATTTACCCAACAGGCCGAGGCTGATGATATTGCGGGTCTATTCCACCGTTGATATTTCGCCAGCCAGCGCGGCGTAGCCAGCCAAATCAATGTAGTTGTCTTCGTGCTGTGCGTTGCCAGCAATGCGGGCTATCTTAAACAGTGACATCATTATTGCGACATCGCTGGCCTCAAGTGGGCTTTCTGGGATGCTGCGATTTGACAGCCACCACGACCAAGCCTCGGCTATGGTCTGGAAGCTATCCTCGGCATCGCCGTGGGTCGCTGCGCGGTCCACTGTGATGCAGTTCTCTGCGGTTTGAAGTATCTCGTCTCTGTTCATTTACTGGCTCCTACTGCTGTTGCTTCTTCATAGGCATCAAGAACAAGCTCTGCAATATATTCAGCAGCAGTCAAGCACGCGCAATTCTCGGCCTCATCAAATAGCCACTGCATTTGCTGAACGTCAAGCGCGTCAAGAACTTGGCCGATATAGCCGCCCGTAATGCTCGCGGAGTTTAGCACTGTCGCCTTTGTCTTTGGTCTGTGGCGGCAATGACCGCTAACTTTCCCGCGCGTGATAGCACCAGCCACAATATTGGGAGTGGTCCCAACTATCTTAGCGATTGCAGGGTTCGATAGCGATGGATGTTCGTTGTATATCGACCAAATTTCCTTGGTGCGATTGCTGTACGGGTGACGCCGACCATCCGTCATTGTTTTTCCTCTCGCAGCTCATTGAGCTTTTTTGTGATCTCTTTTTTATCCAGCATCAGCGTATCAACGCGATTGCGCAATCTTGTCACGTCATCGCGCTGGCGTGCGACCTTAGACTGCAAGACGCTGATCAGCGTCCGGGCCTCGTTGAGATTGTTTTCAAGCATTAGTATGCGGCGATCAGACATTAGCGGTTCCCCTCCCATTTAATACGCGCCACCATAAGGTCTCGCCTTACCGTAGCCTCGGACACGCCCAGCTCTTCTGCTGCTGCGGCGCGTGTCATTCCCGTTGTGGCCATTTCCTCAAGCCTGTCACGTCGAGCCGAGATTTGCCCCTGATACGGAGACACCTTGATTATGCTGGCACGAAGCCGCACACCTAAGAGCTGACAATCAGCCCGTATGGTTGTTTGCACTACACGCTCCAACTGAGCAACCTGCGGCACAGTCATTATGCCCTCTTCTGCGTAGAGTCTAACGCGCTCACGACGCTCTTTTGCAAGCTGCGCACGTTGGGCCTGTGCGAACGATGTGGCCGCTCTCCACTTGGGCGGATTTGGTATCAGCGGGTCGTTCAAAGCCTCGCGCAGCATGGCTATACCAAGCCTTTCTTCGGCGCGTTCAGCCTTTGTCACCGCTTTAGGGAGCGTTCTAACATCTGCAACAGCGCCTTCTGCTCTTCCAATTGCTGCTTCAGGTTTGGCCGATCCTTGGATGCACTCTGCTTCACCATGATCTCGTTGATCCGCAGCAGGCGCTGCGTGATTATTGTTGTTTCTGACACTTCTAAATTCTCCAATTATATTGACCATCATTCGTCCCCCTCAACTTCACCAGCGCCACAGCACCAGTCACATTCTTCAACTTGCGTGTCGATAAACCCCACATCTCGCCCACTGTTGTGCGACATGTGGTAATCGACTTCCATTTCGCCGGTGCCTCCGCACTCTTCGCATTCAATCATTGTATAGCCTCCTTATATTTGCCGTTTGTATCTGTGAACCAAATGAATCCGTCGTTGAGTACAGCGTGGCCAGACCCGATTAGGGCGTCCATAGCTTGCTTATACACTGACCTTGGGTTGGACGATGACGACACTTTGCCAGCAAAGTGATCTTTCACCGTTTCCTCTTGGATCATCCAGTGGGTGCGGGGTTCGGGAAATCCTGCGCCAGCAGGGTTTGGCCGGCCTATGCCTTCGCCGCGCAATTGGGTGAACACTTGGCGTATGAGGACTTGGTTCTTGCCCTTGATACGTGGTCGGTTGGCTTCCTCAATTTCGCTGTCAGACGCTTGTTTAACAGTACATGTGGTAACGGCATCGCCATCCTCGTCTCTGCCTAGCTCAACTACATCAAGCTTGAATGAGAATGTCGCGCCTGTCTCCATATCGCGCTGCTTGGTTGCTTTTGCCGAGCGCATCCCGCTTTCCTCATTGTAGTCCAGCTCAATCTCGGTGTCAGTGGCGGCACGAAGTGAGCTGTGACCACGCGCACCTGCGGCCTTATCCTTGCCTGAGTGGTGGACGATGGCGACGTGTGCGCCTGTCATTTCACGCATCTTATCGCAGTTGCCAATGAAGCGCGTCATGTCCTCTGGCGAGTTCTCGTTGCCACCAGCCATAGACCGGCTGAGTGTATCCACAACAATGAGCTTAACCTGACCGTGGCGGCGCGATACCTCACGGCAAAGCTTTTCCAGCACGTTCATATCAATCTCGCCATCAAGCAAGTTGACGGGGGCAGGTCGCACGGCAAGCTTCACATCCTTATGGTCTGGATACTGCTTGCTGAGTGCAACAACGCGGTTGTGGAAAGCCATGCCGCCTTCAGTAGCAAGGTACAGAACTGAGCCGCCAATAACCTTGTGGCCATTCCATGTCTCACCGCATGATACATGCCATGACATATCTAGCGCAAAGAATGACTTGCCGACGTTTGATGGGCCGTAGATCACTGACATCTGGCCTTCGCCAAGCCAGCCTTTCACAAGGTAGTTGCGGCCAAGCTGCGGGATGGCCTGGTTTGGGAGAAACACTTGGTCCATTACGCTCTGCACAGTCAGTGCCTTGCGTGTGGCCTCCGGGCCTTGCGCAACCCAAAGGTCGGAGTAATCCCAGCCCTCTTGGTCTGGCAAGATATACTCCACACCAAGCTCGGAGAAGGCACGCTCACATTCCTTGCGGCCAGCATCATCATTGTCGCCAGCAATAACCAGCTCTGCATGTGGTTTTGCCTTCTGGAGTGCCTCGACTACCGGAACTATGTTGCCCGCGTTCAGTGCAAACACACAGGGCTTCCCAGTGGCCTCGTGGATGGTGGCCGCAGTAGCCCAACCTTCAGCGATGTATGTGAAGTCCTTAACGGGGCCACCAATGACGCTGAAGTTGCCGACGACAGGTAGTTGGTATGAGAACTTCTTGCGGCCATCTGCGTCGATGAACTGAACACCAACCCTACGCCCTGTCGGGTCGATGACTGGGATGGAAAGCTTGTCACCATCAATCGTTGCATTGTGTAGCTTGAGGCGCTTCTTTTCCAAGTATGGGTGGTTACTCATGGGGTCACGCTCTGGCCAATCTATTTCGCTTTTCTTGGGTGCGACTTGCGGAGTATGGCCTTGCTCTGGCCAAAGGGACAAGTCTCGTAGTCTGTCCTTGATAGACTTATAATCATTGCACTTGCGGCAATTGACCATAACTTCGCCTTGGAACTCTTTAATCCAGAAGCGGTCTGTGCCTGAGCAAGATGGACATGGGCCGTGGTATTCTCCCTGCGCTGTCTTCTTCAGGTCTAAATTGCTAATAATGACATTCCCAAATTCACCCCAACTTGCTGTCGGGTACTTGGTGTCGGATGTGTGGTCCATTGCGTTTCCTTTCATAGCTTCCTGTTTTGTTAAGGGGTAACAACCTATCGAAGTTGCTACCCCCATACTGCGTATAGCTTAAAACGGAATCTCGTCGTCAAGATCGTTGATAGACGGTGTAGCGGATGTAGCGGGTAGTCCGAACGGATCATCATTTTTCACCGCTGCGCTGGCGGTAAAGCCGCCAGAGACTGCGGTGAATGGATCATCCGCGCCCTGCATTTCTGCAAGCTCCAAAACCTGAACAGCGCGCAGGCGAAGTGATACGCCGTTAATGCTGCCCGTGTTGTATGGAACAATCACAACAGCGACGTTGCACTTGCTGCCTGTAGTCAGCATGAAGTCATCCGGCAGCTTATTGCGTGCTGCGTCAACCTGCTTTGGTGGCTGTGTCTTGTCGCCACCGTATGCGCCTTTAAGTTTGCACTTACCGACGACTTCACCTTCGTCGTTGCGCTTGTATGGAAGCATGGATGGCTTTTCAGGCCACTTGCGCTTCGCATCCAATGCAGACGCGTTCTTGTAGGCGTCCATGCACAAGTTGTGCAATTCCTTGGCTGTCTCATCAGACATAACGAAAGACATTTCGTATGCTGCGCCATCATCGAAAGCGTCGCATTTTACCGATTTGTTTTCATAGGTGTCGAATTTATAGGTCGAGTTGAGCCGTGGATAGCGGGCTGTGACCCCTGTTAGCATGTGTTGCATGTGCAACTCCTTATAGTATGCGTAGCACCCCTACGCTGGGATAAGTTAAAAGGCTTCGGAGCTGTCCATCCACGCAGGAAGGTGGACGGTGCCGAGGTCTGGCCACTGCGTTCCGTAGTGGTCGTCCTCTTCAGCCTTCTGAATTAGGCGCAGCGTGTCCATAAGGCGATTATGGGCGTGCTGTAAATACATTTCGGAAAGCTCATAGCACGCGGTGACGTGTGGCTTGTCCTTTTCGATGCAGATGAAAATGAAGTTTTCTACGCGCACACCGCAAAGGCTCAGTACATAGAAATAATGGGCTGCCTGCAAGTCGTAGCCGAATTTGCGTGTCGTCTGGTCAAAGCCGCGCGGTGAGGCGTCCATTGTGGTTTTGATGTCCAGCACAAGTCCTGAGTCCATGATGATGCCATCTGGTCGCGTCTTTAGCTCTAACCCGGTCTCAGGGCATGTAGCAAAGAACGATGCTTCGGCAATCATCTTAGGGTTGGTGAGCAAGTGGTTCGCCATGCGGTTTTTAAGGCAAGCGTTTGACATTTCCTTGGCCAGATCGAAATCAGCTTCGGTGAGGAATATCTTACCCTTCTCTTCGGCTTCGGCCTTGCCTTCGGTCCATGCCTTGCCGCGCCGTGTGTCTGGCCCGCGAACAAGCAATTGCTTTTCAGGTTCTAGCAGCTCGGCGTGAACGGCGCTGCCCAATGCAAAGGTGGGGCTGTCCTTGCGAACCTGACCCTTCCAATGCGCCAGCGACTTCGTGGCTACTGTTTTGATTGACGATGAACCAAGCGCCGGGTGGGCGTGGTATTGCTCGTTGGACATTCCGTCGGATGTAATCATTGTCGTGTCTCCCTATGTTTAACGTATCTTGCGCATAACATTACGATACGCGCAAGCACTAATTTTAGTCGCAGTCGGTAAAGCGATTAGCTTCCCCAGCCCACATTGTGAACGAGGCGCGGCGTTGGCCGGTGCGGTTGTAAACGTCAGCCTTGCTAATCAAGCCATTGCGAAACGCCCGCATAGCCGAATTGCTGGCAACTAAGTGTTCGACGTTTAGGTTTTTCGCAATCTCTGCTGTCGTGCAGTACGTGGTTTCATAGATAAAATTCAACACCATTTCATCAACGCTATCGCCAACCGGCTCTACGGTTTTAGGCTCAACTTGAATTAAATCCGCTTCCGCGCTGTCAATCTTGTTTAATTCGGGGGTATTTTTTCGAGAAACCTTCACAGCCATGTATTTCGTGCCTGAGTTGGACTTGTCTGCGTAGTTGGGGACCAATGTGGCCTCAACAATGTCAGACGGCTTTAGTCCAAGCCCCTCGGCAACGTGTGCCGGGATAAAGACTTGCTCGTTCACGGGGTCAACAGCGTGACCAAAGGCGAAATTGTGCTTGTGGACGTTCGTTACGATTACTTCAGCTAGCATTTGTATTTCCTCTTTAGATATTTAAGTTTGATTTTCTCGCGGCAAACCATAGCCGCTCAAGTGGTGACAATTGGTCTTGATCCATAGCCCAGCCCTTGCCGTGGCCTAAGTCCATTTCGATTGCCTTGTCCATAAACGTGGCCTTGGACGCGTATCCTGCCACGTTGAATTGGTCTGGTCGTATCTGGCAAACCAGAACCGCGCAGTCTGCTTTGAATGCCTCCTTTTTCTTAAACAGTAGACGCCCGCCCTTGTGGAACGTGGCCTTCACATCGACAGAAATATCATCAAGCCAAAGGTCATGGCCGTCATCAACTCCCATGGAATAGTCGTGATCAAGGTTGAAAACCTTGGACACGGCTACCTCCGCTTTAACACCCAGCAAATCCAAATCAGCATCGCTTCGCCCATTGTCTCGCCGCTGGTTCACAACGCCTGAAGCCCTAGCAAGTTGCCAGCGTAACGCAGCAGCCTGATTGCACTTGGACATTTCCTTGGGTGAAAGCTTAACGAGCATAGTTTAATCCTTGAGTATGCGGTGAACAATCATGCGATGAATGCCGCTATCCCCGTCAATGTCTAAGCCCTGCGCCAGATACTCATTGTGTATCTGGCGGCGGTTTTTAATGGACGCAGTTGAGAACACTTGCTTTTGCGGGTTGGAAAACTTCCAGAACCAAGCAAGTCCCATGTAGTCAGGCGTGCCAATAAGCTGGCGGTCAGTCTCTGTAAGCTTCATCATTGCGCCAATGGTTACATCCGGCAAATCAATATTAACGGTCATCGACTTCGCCCTCCCATGTAATGCCGTGTTCAGCAAAGCGCTCCATTTGGTACTTGTTGGGCTTGCACTTGAGGTAATGGAATATCATGTCAGAAATAGAGCTGAAGTCCCTGACTTGGCGAAGTGAAAGGCGGGCATCGTGCATTTGAATAAGCGCGGCAAGCTTTGAAGACGTTTTGGATATGCAGCGCTTGTCCTCGCAGAAACCAGCAAAAGACGGGTTCCAATCGAATGTCTCTGAAAGCGATTCAGCGGATCGAATGAATACAACTAAATCATCGTATTCAAGGTCCAAGAAATAATCGACGGACTCGGAAAGACTTGCGCTTGAATGGAATAAATCGTTCAGGGCGTCTCGCTCATCGCTGCCAAGTGCAGCAAGCTCTTTGCCGCGTGCAATATACTTGCATTTAATCTTTTCCCAGAACTCCGGTGTTTTGTGTAGATCGGTCATGTCGTAAACTCCTTGTTTGTGTGTGCCTACCTTAAATCAGAACCGCAATATCTTTGCAATAGCTTATTTTACTTGTGCGCATATCCCCGCGATATATAGTAAAACCAGCATAAAAAGGGGAATACCAATGTCTGACAAGAAAAAGCTGATCGGATTTAGCGACGCAGCAGAACAGCAAATCAGCAGTGCAGCGCGCCAACTAGGACTGAGCTTCAGCGCATTTACACGCAGCGCAGCGATTGAAAAGGCTAGTGCATTGGTTGAAGCCAAAGCACCGGCGGTTGATTGATGCTGATATATGGCATTGATCCGGGCTTCACGGGCGCAATCGCCCTGTACTGGCCTGACGCTGGCACAATCGAGGTTCACGATATGCCAGTGATGACCAACCCAAAGGGCAAGACGATCATCAACCCTCACGGGGTGTTGGACATACTTGCGAATGAGGGCGGCAAGTCGTTGGCAGTAATTGAGCAAGTTGGAGCAATGCCTGGTCAAGGGTCTAGCTCAACCTACCGCTTCGGACAGGGTGTGGGCAATTTGGAGGCCTGTGCAGCGGCAAGCAAGCTGCCCTTGCATTACGTGACGCCTGCTAAGTGGAAAAAATACTTCGGGCTAAACCGCGATAAGGGCCTGAGCCGTGGATTAGCGATGCAAAGGTTCCCGGATTATGCGTCGGAGTTTAGCCGCGCAAAGGATGATGGACGCGCTGAGGCGGTGCTAATTGCCCTCTACGCGGCAGAAACCATGATTTGAGGGGATTGGGCCGGTGTAATAATTTGTATGAATTGTGCGGGCTATATAAACAAGGGGTTTGGTGCTGTGATTATTACAATTATTACGCAATTCATACACTAATATTACAATCGGGTGTCTGTGTATGAATATAATATTGTGTATGATAATACACAATTATTATTACATCATACACCTTGGGCAGAGCAGGGGGATAAGATGGATCAAGACAGAATAGAAAAGATAAAAGCTTGGGTCGAAAATGGGATTTCCTCAGGTCGGGCAGTTGTCCATTGTGCTGGCACTCATAAGTTGCCGGAACCATTGCAGGGGTTTGAGCATCGGCTGAACGCTTGCGCGTGCATCCTCGAGCTTCAGGGATTTGCAAACCGGCGTCAGTTTGATCCAACATTGCCGCGCTGGACTGATGAGCAACGTGCGGCGATTATCACGCGCAAGGTTGAGATGCAGAACGTGAAGCGCAAACGCAAATGATGCAGGGGCTTGATATAAGGCCGAACAAGGCGGTATTAGTATTGGGCGGGCGTCCTCCCTACATATAGGCCCGCACAACTAGCTAGGCGGCTTCCCACAGTCGTCTAGCGCTTTTTGCATAAGGTGACGCGGTGTCGTTCAGGATTCAATTTGAAGTGTTGTTGGAGAATTGCAGCGAAAGCGACGAAGCCAACCACGAGCTTGACGCGCTGGCTGATTATGTTGGCGATCGTATGCAGGACGGCGTTGAGGCGGAAACAATGCTGCAAGCGCTGGCTGAATGTTTGTATGGGCTGAACGACAGCCCCATGATGAACGGCGAAACAATCCACTGAACAAAAAAAGCCCCGCATGATTGCAGGGCTTTGATTTATTTGGTTGGACGTGATCGGGGCCGGATGTTGAACCCTGATGGCGTATCCGTGGCGGTGCATTGCGCCATACTGTCGGGATAGTGGGCAAGGACTGTCTCAAATATGGGGTCCATTGCATTAGCGCAGCTAGGTTGATCCCTGAACGCTATTTGTGAAACGTATGTTGTGCCGTCGAATGTGTACGTTAGGACTAGGAGGAAAAAGTAGGTCATTGCAGCACCAAGGGCAGGAACAAGGCGGCGCTTGCAGCGATACC